ACTCAGTTCACTACTCAAAAAGTACCAGTTCAAAACCTCAAAGGCGCTTCGTCTTTCTACGGCTAAGAAAAAATTCTTCTCCGCAGAAGCCTTGTGTAAAAAAGTGAACCTTAATGGTAAACTCCTAGAGGATTATTCTGAATTGGATGCAGCGGCGTTCTCATACGCCAAGCACTACATCGAAAAGGTTATCGGTAAGACGGTACCCGATTCGGGGGTAATGAATGACAAGGCAAGGCATGGTCCAGGTGCTACGTTGTGCACAAAAGAGGGGAAGACCAGTAGCTTTTTCAAGTACTCGGAATTCCCGTACTCCTGCACAGCGCAAGCGAAGGACTTGGCAGTTGCCATGATCAAGCAAGATGAGCGATGGTCCAACCTCCTTCACACATTCCACGCTAAGAATTTGCGTGTTCTTATGTGTCCCAGTGAGAAAATCATAGGGAAGCCTGTCTATTATAGCGCGTTCGTCAGCGATGACGGCCCGCTAGACAAGGCGACAGATGAGGAATTTTGGGCTCAGTTCATTAAGATTGTTCCGGGTAACAGAATTACTTTTGTCCCCAAGAACGCTCACACTGAGCGTACTATTGCAATCGAACCAACTCTAAATTTGATGCTTCAACTGGGTGTTGATGGATACTTCCGCCACCGTTTAAAACGGTTCGGGGTTGACCTTGACAACCAGGAGAAGAATCAGGAGTTGGCACGAGTCGGATCTGTGCATGATTCATTTTGCACTATAGATCTTAAAGCGGCGTCTGACACCATATCCCTTTGGATATGTAAATTGCTCCTGCCGCCCGATTGGTACACCTATCTCATAAAATTGCGGTCACCAAGTGGTGTCCTTAATGAGGCAGAAATCTCTTATGAGAAAATGTCTTCTATGGGAAATGGGTTTACCTTTGCTCTAGAATCCTTAATTTTCTCTTCGCTATGTTATGCGTCGATGAAAATGAACCTTGGCCCTTCCGGGCCGGCTTTTAATGATTTTGCAGTCTACGGTGATGACTTAATTGTCAAACCACAGTTTGCATCGACCCTTATACCCATTTTACATAAATCGGGTTTTCGGATCAATCAAGAGAAGTCGTTTTTCCGAGGTCCGTGCCGTGAATCATGTGGTACGGACTGGTTCAAAGGATACAATGTTAGGCCGGTTTTCTTATCCGGCCTGCCTCAAGATGTTCGGGAGCTGTGGGCTGATTTAAATCGCCTACAACGAAACTTAGAAATAAGGTTCGGTATCCCGCTAGGAACCAGCTATGTTGCTCAACTTATACGTAAATGGATTCCCACAACTTTCCGTGATGTAATAGGCCCTCGTTCAAACGAGGATTTTGATACCTACCAACATTCGGATACACCTTTTGGTGTACGTGGGTCCTTGTATTCGGAAAAGCTACAATGTTGGAACTATGCGAGAGTTATAAAGACTCCCATTGCGCAATCAGTTAGAGGAGCTATTCAGTTCCGAAAACTAATGCACAACTTGCGGCCTTTCTCCCCTGATAAATATTCATGGGACAAAGATCAGAGTGGCAGAAGATTTGACGTAATATCGCGTACTGCGATGACGTTAGCCAAAACAACCGCTTATACCACCCATTGGTCTGAGCAGTATATCGAGGCAAAACCCAATTTCCGCTTAGATGAAGATCTATTCGGTCAAGGGTGTGCCCCTCGGTTGTACAAACATCCCTAACAATAGGGACAAACCCAGCCCCTCTCTATGTGAGCAAAGAACACCCGGTTAAACCGCGGCTATTCTAGCTTGCTAAGAGGGGAGATGAATTCCAAGGATGCAGTGCAT